TACTTCAACAAGCTGCGCAACCTGTTTGGTGCGTTGCTTGGCCCAAGGGGCGGTAAGTTTCTAAACCTACCCTACGGCGCGTTTCAGGACTCCACAGACCAGACGGCGGCCAATACCACCACGGCCTATGCCGTCACGTTTAACACCACTGATTTCACAAATGGCGTCACCTTGTCGAATTCGTCAAGGCTTAATGTGGCGCAGGCTGGGATCTATAACCTGCAATTCAGCATCCAGTTCAAGAACACCACCAATGATGGCCAAGATGTTGATATATGGTTTCGCAAGAACGGCACAAACATTGACAATTCAAACAGCAGATTTCACCTTCCAGCAAGAAAATCAGGAGGCGACCCATCCCATTTGATTGCCGCGCTGAACTTCTTTTTTAGCCTGGCGGCCAATGACTATGTAGAGATCATGTGGCGCCCAACAGATGTGGGCGTCAGCCTTGAGCACTTTGCAACCAGCAGCTCGCCCACCAGACCAGCAGTTCCATCAGCAATTGCCACTTTGAGCTTTGTGTCCAATTTGTCCACAGAAACCGCATAATTAAGCCATGGCATTCGTACCCTTAAAAATCCCACCAGGCGTGTACCGCAACGGCACTGAATATCAGTCTGCTGGGCGGTGGTTTGACGCCAACCTAGTTCGCTGGTTTGAGAATACCCTGCGCCCAATTGGCGGGTGGCGTAAGCGTTCCAGCAGTCAAATGACAGGCAAATGTCGTGGACTGCTTACCTGGCGGGACAACAGTGGGGATCGCTGGATTGCCGCAGGTACACATTCCAAGCTCTACGCCATGAACGAGGCGGGGACGCTGAAGGACATCACGCCATCAGGCTTCACTGCTGGCGTTGCTGACGCCGTCATCAAGACTGGCTATGGTTATTCAACTTACGGCAATTTCGCCTATGGCGTTGCGCGGCCAGATACTGGCACTGTGACACCGGCCACCACATGGAGCCTTGACACATGGGGCGAGTACTTGGTGGCCTGTTCTGACGCCGATGGCAAGCTCTACGAGTGGCAGTTGGGATTCTCAACGCCAACACTGGCGGCGGCCATCACCAATGCGCCAACAGGTTGCGCAGCTGTGATGTCCACTGCCGAGCGTTTCTTGTTTGCCTTGGGCGCCGGTAGCAATCCCCGCAAGGTGTCTTGGTCCGATCAAGAAGACAACACTGTCTGGACGGCTGCGGCTACCAATCAGGCTGGTGACTTTGAATTGCAGACAGTTGGCGCGTTGAAGGCTGGCAAGAAGGTGCGCGGCATCAACTTGCTCTTCACTGACGTTGACGTGCACACCGCCAGCTACATCGGCGCCCCCTATGTGTACTCCTTTGAGAAGGCCGCCAGTGGATGCGGCTTGATCTCTTCGCAGGCCGTGGCCGCGATTGACACTGCCGCCATGTGGATGTCTTCATCAGGCTTTTGGATATTTGACGGCTATGTCAAGCCACTGCCCTGCGATGTGTCTGACTATGTGTTCCAGAATCTGAACTACAACCAAGCCTCCAAGGTTTATGCGGTTCACAATTCCAAGTATGGCGAGATCTGGTGGTTCTACCCATCCAGCGCCAGCAACGAGGTTGATTCCTACGTCACTTTCAACTACCGCGAGAATCACTGGAATATTGGCTCCATGGCTCGCACGGCTGGCACAGATCGGGGTGTCTATTTGAATCCTTTGATGGTGTCAACTGACGGCTACATCTACGAGCATGAGGTCGGCTTTGCGTATGACGGCGGGACTGTCTATGCCGAGTCTGGACCCTTTGAGATTGGTCAGGGTGACAACATCATGTCGGTGCGTCAGGTGATTCCTGATGAGCAGACGCTGGGCGAGGTTGCCATCAGCTTCAAAACTCGACTGTATCCAACGTCAACAGAGACAACGCACGGTCCATATTCAGCTTCACAGCCGACAGATGCGCGGTTCTCTGGCCGTCAGGTCAAGATGATTGTGACTGGCGCACTGCTGGACGATTGGCGCGTTGGCGTCATGAGATTGGAAGCTGTGGCGGCGGGTAAGCGTTGAGTCACGCTGGAAAATAGAATACTGTTAAAGGAAATCAACATGGCAACAGCACAAGACACAACACAAGCAAAACGCGACCTGATTGAGTCAATCAAGGAAGAGGGTCTTGACCCCAATATGTTGATTCAGCTTGGAAATATGGCTGAAGCAGTCTTGAAGGACAAGTCTTTATATCCTCAGTTTTTGCAAGCTGTTGTTCAAAATGGTTTGGCTGAAGAGGCTGATATGTCTGGCGATATTGACTATCAGCTTATTGGTTTTTTTGTTGCCACGCGAGAGATTGTCAAAGAGATGATGGCCTCTGGCGAATTGGGAGCTTGATATGGGATTAAAGAAACTTGGTAAATGGGTAAAGAAGAACATCAAGCCTATTGCGGCAGTTGCGTCAATTGTCTTTCCTCCTCTAATACCTGCGCTTGGAACAGCGATTGCAGGTGCAGGTGCTAGTGCCGCAGTTATTGCTGCTACTGGTGCGGCGGCTTTGGGGGCTGGTGCTAGTGCAATTGCGGGTGATAAACCATCAGATATTTTGAAGAATGCGGCACTTGCAGGCATAACGGCTGGAACAATAAGCAAGATAAGTGGTGCGGCTACTGCCGCCGCTGATTCTGCCGCCGCCGCTGGTTCAAACACGTCTAGCGCATACTATACAAGCCCATCATCCGTTGCGGCATCGCCTGCGGGCTATATGTCTCCAGACCTTATATCTGCTGCTGGCGGCGCTACAAATCTTGGGGTTTCCGCAGTTGGCGCAACAGCTCCAGCAGTTGGCGCAGCAGCTCCAGCAGCAACAAGCACTGCTGGCGGCTTGATGGGAAGCACATTGCCTGCGACAGCAGGGACAGGAGCAGCTATGGCTGATGTAGGTATTTTTGACAAACTGGCTGGTTATGGGTCTAGCGTCCTCGACTTTGCCAAGGCGAATCCAAGTCTGGCGGGTTCACTGCTTGGCGCTTTAGGTGGCGCTGTGAGTGCCGCCAATGCACCTAAAGAGCAGACCACCACCACGTCAATTGATCCTCAAATCAAGGCCGAGTACTTGGCAAACCTTGAGCGATCCAAGGCTGCCGCTGAAGGTTTGGGTGTGCGTCAGTTTGCAGACTTTACTGGCGACTATGGTTTGGCTGAAGCACAGCTCAAAAACCTTGGTCTTGGCGGCAAAGGTCAGCAGACAACCGATGAGGCCGCAAGGCTTGCCATGATTGAGGCAGGGTTCACCCCGCAACAGATTGCCGCTGCACAAGCCAACCGTGGTGCTGTTCAGGATGTGACTGGACAGCTTGGCTCTCAGTACATGAGCGCTTATTTCAACCCTTATGAAGAGCAAGTAGTTCAGGGCACTTTGGGAGATATCGAGCGTTCACGTCAGATGCAAGACATTGCCGATAGAGCCAGAGCCACTCAGGCTCGCGCCTTTGGTGGCTCACGCCAAGGCGTGCAGTCTGCGCTGACAAATGAAGCTGCATTGCGTCAAGCAGGTACAACTGCTGCTGGATTGCGTCAGGCTGGATTTTCGCAAGCCGCTCAGTTTGGTCAGTCTGATGCCGCACGTCAACTGCAAGCGCAGATGGCAAATCAGGGAGTCTCTTTGACACTTGAGCAGGCCAACGCCCAACTGCGACAGCAAGCCGCATTGGCCAATCAGCAGGCTGGCATCTCTGGTGCTGGTTTGCGTCAGTCTGCAATTAGTCAGCTTGGACAACTTGGTGCGCAACAGCAAAACCTTGGACTGACTGGCGCAAACGCGGTGATGCTTGCACAGATGGAACGCCAAAAACTTGAGCAGCAAAGACTCGATGCAATGCGCAATTTGCCTTTGGAGCGTTTGGGCATCACTGGCGGCGCACTCGGATTGCAGCCTGCAAGGACTGGCGAGACATCAACACAGCCTTTGTATAGCAGTGGAATTGGCAGTGCGTTGTCTGGCGGCCTGACTGGCGCTTATATTGGTTCGCTGTTACAGCCTAAACCTGTTTGAGGAAATAAAAATGGCGACATCATTTGACATGGGATTGCTTGGCGACATCTTTGGCGGTGGCGGTGAGACTGGCCTTGAGGGCTACTTGACGCCAGCACAGCAGCAGGCAATGCAACGCCAAGGCTTGTTGCAGGCTGCCATGGCTATTGGTCAGGCCAGCGGCCCCAGCACCACACCACGGTCCTTGATGCAGATTCTCAGCTCTGGCGTTGCCGCTGGTCAGCAGGGCTATGCCGAGGCGCAGAAGAATGCCATCACCAATCTGTTGACTAAGCAGAAGCTCGATGAAGCAAAGCGCACTCAAGACTTGCGCAATATGTTGATGAAGGGAATTGTTGGCGGCGCTACAGAGCCAACAGTTGCGGCGCAGCCTACAACACAATTCCCAATGGCTGGCGAAGAAATCAGCCCATTGCAATCTCAAATGATCCCAGGCTTGCCTGTTGGCCCAACAGTTGATCGTGCCTCTTTAATTGGTCAACAGATGCCAGAAGGCATTGCGCCACCATCATTGCCAACTGTGACGGCAACAGCAAAGCCTAAAACTCAACAAGATATTTTTGCTGGCCTCACAAGAGATCAAAGATTGATCGCTGCTTTAGATCCAAATGCAATACTTCCAAAAATATTTGAAGAAAGCATGAAGAGAGAGAGCTTTGACACCGTCACAGGGTCAGATGCTTC